ATCGTCATTATTTTTACTCTGAAATGAGACCACGACTAGTAATGAATAGAAGCGTGAGTGACCCAGCCTTCGTATCCTGGGTGATTGGAGATCCGCTACTCTCCAATCGCGAGGCCAGGAACGGGCCAAAAAGGCACTCTGATTCCTCCATAGGTCCCACTCGACAACCAGCTTACGTTACCACACTGCATAATGTGGCAGCTGAAACATTTGGTAAATTGTTGTCTATGGGATATGATGTGCAATGGAACTATATTTGCAATTTGATTCTCCAACATGGTATTGGATCTACTGAACGAATCATTGACATCGCGCGTAACGAATGTTCAATGATCCCAAAATTTTCTGACAACGAGGGCCGTCAACATTTGGAAGCTGTTGACAAACACGATAAAATCGTGGCTGACACCAAACTCGTCAAAGCTGAAGCGCGGAAAATTGAACTGGAGAATGTTAAATTGGAAAAAGAAAATGTTTTGCTCGAGAAAGGTTTGGACATTAAAAAATTGGAACAAACCATTCAACAACTTGGTATGGAGAAAGAACACGCCATCCTTCTTAAAAATGACATTGATATTTTGGACGCTTATGGTTACTTATGCGCACAAACAATTGGACAACAAATTACAAATAAGCATGAAACAACTTGTGCGAACATTTGTAGGAATTATTTTGCCAAATCTCAAATTACGGATAATATGATGATTTTGCACGCTATACGGATAATTCTGGCTATGTACTCAGTGGATCGTAAATTTGCGATGACATCCTATTTTGATTGGGATGCCAAAGGCAAGGATGATTTCGAGAAACTGAGGAAGAAGGCCGATGTTGAACATAAACCATGGAAAGTCATTAAGGGAATAACGGCGGTTAACAAGATGCGAGCAGGAATCACAACACGATCACGATTTTTCGGACTATTCAACAAGAAATATGAACTGACGTCTTTTTAGACAAGCCTGGATTTAGCCAGCTAATAACTCCATTAGACAATAGCTATAAGATAGGTTCAATTAAATATGCTAGTTTAAGTTATACTCTACCTTTGATAGATGGTTCTTCGGGTTTTTTTTATTATCCTCCCAGCACGGACACTAGTCTTGCTGCTTATTACTATAGACATAAGCCAGTAGTTTTAGATGAATATGATAAGAAAATGAATACACAACTTTTTAAATATATTAAGAAATTTGTGGTGAAGGTAGAACCTTGGACTTTCGATGAATATATTGCTTCCATGTCCTCCGCTAGTAAAAGAAAACAATATTCTGATTATTATGATCAGTATTTGCGGAATGGACGTATCCCCTCTTACATTACTCCATTCACTAAAATTGAGAAAATGAGCAGTGGGAAGTATAAAGCGCCTCGAATGATTCAAGGGCGACATATGGTTTTTAATTTACATTATGGTCGGTATATCAAGCCTCTTGAAAAAGAGGTAACTAAATATGGTAAGTTTTCAATTCATTTCGGTAAAGGGAATTATAATCAACAGGCTGAAAAAATATTTAAACTCAGTCAAAAATATAAATATTACACAGAATGTGATCACACCTCTTTCGACGCTCATGTGACTGTAGAACAATTGCGATTGACGCACAGGTTTTACAATTCTTGCTTTCCAGGGTACGCCAGTGATGTGGCTAGGCTAGCTAAGAGAACAATCAATAACACATGCATATCAAGAACAGGTGATATTTACAGAGTTCGCGGGTCGCGGATGAGTGGCGACGTTGACACAGGGTTCGGTAACTGCCTTATCAATTATGCTATACTTAAGGCAGCATGTTCAAACCTACACATAAAATGTGAGATCATTGTTAATGGTGATGATTCCATAATTTTTACCGACGTACCGATTCCAACAGCTGAATTGTCAGCTGAATTGAGGAAATATAATATGGAATCGAAGGTCAACCCCTCTGTAAGTGATATTCACAAAGTTGAGTTTTGTCGCACAAAACTGGTGTTCAATGCCTCTGCTAAACCCACAATGATGATAGACCCCAAACGTCTCATCGATATTTATGGCATGTGCTACACCATATCCAAGAAAAATTATCATCAATATCTCTTGGAGACAGCTATGTGTAATTCTTATATTAATTGTAACAATCCACTTGGTGTTTTATGGGCAAAGTATTTCAATATAGATTTAATATCTTACAAAAAAAATGAAAAATCCAAAATAAAAATACTACAAAATATAAAATGCCTAGAGAAGGATAAGATTCTCAAAATGATGTCACTTAGTCCCGACGAGACAACAACCGAAGAGGTGACACCATCCATGTTAGCGGCGTGGCCAGATATTTATTCGATCGAAGCTCAAATAAAAAAATTAGCAGATAGAGTGTTAAATCGTAAGTATCAATATAAGTTGGTGGAGCGTGATTTTCACATAAATCACGATATTCAATTTATAGTTAAATACCAGGCATAGGTAACAAGAACCTAGCACCCCAATTGGGGGGGCCCTAAGCGAATCTTGAAAATGTTTACACTCACCTCATGGTGGCCCTGGAGCGTGATTTTCACATAAAT